ATCCTCTAAAGTGGTCTTACCTGCCTGAGCCTTCTCTAAGAATGAGACCGTAGCATCTTCTGATATCCAGTTATTAAACTCTGTTTTTGTTTCAGCTAATGTAACCAAGAGGTCCTCCTATCCTACAGGGGCTGCAACTCCCCAAATAACACCTTCGTAAGTTGTACTAGAACCACTAGCTATTACAGAAATATTCTTTCTGAAATCTAATGGATGAGTGCTTACAAAGAAGTTATGCTCAGTTGTATCATTACCAGTTAATTTAATAGCGGCTGTACTTGCTTCTGCAACTGTATCAAACGCTACATATAATACGTTAGATGCGTGAGTGTTTCTAATACTTATTCCTCTAATCGCACCTATTGGAGATAGATGTCTTGACCTTGATAGGTCTGTCGTTCCTTCCCATTGGTATGTATTACCACCAGCAAGGTTACCATCTATGTAATCAATAACTTTAGTGTTTATTCTTTTATCGTACATCAACGCATCCCACAACATATTAATATTGTGTTGTGAGTTTGAACAGAACTTAATTTTATATGCTGCTGCACCTGTTGGAAGTTTGAAATGTACTGATACTCTTTGGTAAGATGTAGTCAAGTTAACAGCTTCACCAGTAGCTAATACAGTGTCACTAGAATCTAAAATTTGTATTACTGCATCTCCTGATGCTGATGCCCCTCTTACCATTCCTTGTGCACATAAATAAGAGTCTTGGCTTCTTGATGTGCCACCAGCTAATAAATCTGTAGTAACAGTGAATCCTTCCTTTGCTGCTGAGTTTTCTGGGTTACATGTAAGTTCTGCTGACCCTATGAAAGGTGCACCAGTTGTTCTTGATATAGCTGACCCAACTGCTGTAAATTCTGATATAGTTGCATGCTCTATTGATGGGTTTAAAATTCTATTTACGCCGGGACTACCGCTATAAGGTAATTCTAGATTTGCTGTAGTTGCCCCTTGGTCTATGTCGTAATATGGACCTGAAAATATATTTATTAAATCTGCCGCAGTTGTACTAACTGAACCGCTAAAAGGTACATATCTATCCCATGGTTGTACAGCGGTTCTTGTACTGGGGTCTGATTGCCATGATTCATAAGACGCTGAGTCAGTGTAGTCGTTTGTTATTGACATGTATTTATTCTCCTATTTCTATTATTGGTAGCCACCCAAAAAAGAGTGGCTACTCAATTATAACCTATTTTTATGCAGGTTGTCCGTAAAGTGTTATTAATAACTTTCCTGCTGTGTAAGTGTCATCTGTTCCACCGCCAGAACCGACTAAGTATAAAAACTCGTCAGCTGCTGGAAATGCTGTTAACACAAATGGTGTGCCTAGATTTGATGATGATAAGTCAGCACCCAAATCAAGCAACTTAGTTTCTGATAAGCCAGAAACAGCTGCATCTTCTGTACCAGTTCCAACAGTAGCTGAGAACAAGTCAATGTCTGGTTCTCCACCTGCTGGTGTTTCTAGCGATTGAAAAGTACCCGCAAAAATTGAACCACATAAAGCAGATGTAATCTGTCCTATGTGACAATTAGCTGTACTGTTTTTACCGATAATGTCTCCTGCTGCAGATGAGTTCAAACCAGTGAGGTCAATAAAAATTTCAGTTTTTATTAAGTCACCAGCCACTGTCACGTTAGCTTTGTACACGGTGTTAGTACCTGTTGAGATACCTGTACCCGGTGTAATGTTTTGCATTCTAAATGCAGTTTCGTCTGTACTACCGAACAATATTGTTTCAGCGTCAGCGTAGTAATTAAAGTCGTAACCTAATGCAGACCTAGCTATAATTCTAGCGTCTGGTGTTACGTCTGATTGTTTAAACGTATGTTTAGCCATCGTTTTGTTCCTCCGTATTAAATGCCATACTTGTCACATCATCTTGAACATTTCGACTTGCTCGCCACATGGCTTGCTTAATCGATTTTTTTAAAGCAGTGGTTGTTGGAGCATCTGTTAATGACCCTTCTATCAAGGTCATAACTTCTCCAACCATTCTTTTGGTCTGGACATCCAGACTTTGTAACACTCCATTAGCATATACAATCTGCATTAGTTATTCATCCTTACATTACATTACATTTACATTCATTCAAAAGCGGGGGTAATTAACTTAATAACTACCCCCTGCTTTTCATATAGTCGATTTTTACTTCTACTAAGACTTTATTGACTATGTGTTCAAGTCTTGGATTTTAGCGTGAACGTCAAACCTGTAAGCTCTGAACTCTGCCATAGTGTATAGCAAACCTCTGACTACAAGTGCGTCAGCTGCGAAGTAATCCCTGTTCTCAATATACTGAGTAGGTTGAGCCACAGCGATTTCAAGGTAGTCAGTGTCCAACACATATACGTTTGAACCCTGTTTTCCACCACCAGCTGCTAATTCTGATTTTGTAGTATCAGCATCTGGCAAGATTGGAATACCTTGGTAAGTTGCGAGAACTAGTCCAGTTCTTGTACCCGGGAAAGTCTTTTCAGACCCTACTCCTACTTGGTACTCTTCCTGTCCCATGTATCTCTGTTGAGAGTTAAGTAATCTCTCTAGTTTGAAGTATTGGTCGTGACCCATAAGAATTAACTTAGGTTCTCCACCATTTGTTCTGATTGCTTGTATACAATCGTCAATTAGGTTTAGAGATAGGTCTCTTCCAACACCACTGTTACCTTTTACAGCAGCAGCAGCACTGAACGTACCAGAAGTTCTTTGTTCTGAACCACTAGTAGATACAGTTAAGTCATACGCTGAGTTCATTACTTGTACTCCGGCGTTTCCTTGTGATGCACTGTTGTTAATTGTAACGATGTCATCAATTGATGTTAAACCTGCTCTTGCAGTGATTGAGAGGTTGTCAGCAACTGTTGAAGTTCCTGCAGCTGGCGTACCTGACATTGTGCCAAGTGTTATGTCATTTCCAGAAATTGCTGAGATAGCTACGTTATTTGCAGTAGCTGCACCAGCATCTACTAACATTACAGTGTCACCGACTCTTAAGTCAGAACCATCTGTTACGTTAGCATCAGTTGCATCCGCACCGATTGCACCAGAGTTTGCTACCGAACCCGGTAGTAATAACTCTTGGTTCATTTCCTTGATGTGGTCAAGTTGTGCGTTTTCGTTTTCCAACGCTAATACGTCACCGACACCACCTTCTAATTGGGCAGTGTACATTGCTTTCACAGAAGCACCGAATGAAGTTGAAATAATCTTAGGCAAGCTAGAGATTGTTTCTAGGTTTGAAACATCGATATCTGGTAGACTACCAGTCTCTGTTATTGGTCGAGACCTTTGGCTACCTCTATCTGTTCTCACCCTCCAACCAACGGTGTTACCGAAAACTGTTCTTGGGATTGCATTGAAAAATCGAGTTTGGTTGTTCAAAGACTGCCATACTTTTCTACCGAAAGTAGAAGTAAACACGTTATCCGCAGCTGTAGTCGTAAAGATTGCATCCGCAGTTCCTGTGTTCGCAGCATTAAAAGCCTTTGATAAATACTCAGGTCCGAATACAGACTGGTTTAGTCCTCTATTCGATTGAGCTATGTATTCACTTAGTGAAGGCATAATTTATTTTCTCCGATTTTTACTAGTTAATTGTTTAAGTTTAGAGATTTGCTATTTCGTCTGGCAAGTTCTCTGTTAAACCTTGTCTCTTGAACTCTTGCATTTTTCTAAGTTCTTTGTAAGACAAGTTTGTGAGTTGGTCGACTACATCATTCACAGTTTGAGCTTTTTTGATTGGAGTTTCATCTGCTCCAAACACGTTGCTCAATTCAGGTTTCTGTAATCCATTCTCTTCCTTGAATCCCATTTTTCGTAGTCTGTTCTCGGATTCGTCTTTTACAGCTTTTGAGATGTCTAATGACTCGATTTGTTTCTGTAATGAAGAAATTTGTTTGTATAACTTCTTCACTTCGTCTTTTTCATCTTCTTCTTCGTGCATGGCTTTCTCTTTTTTAGGGAAACCCATAGCTTTTTCTTCTTCATCGTCTTCATCTTCGTCATCATCATCGTCAGCTTTGTTCATACCCATTTTAGTGTATGCTTTTTCTTTTTCGTCTTCATCATCTTCATCTTCGTCATCCTCAGCTTGAATAGAAGCTTGTTGTTCTTCTATCTTTGTCCTTGGAGTAACAGTTTCAGATGAATCGTCAGCGTCACCTATGTAGTTAGGGGTAGCAGTGGCACCTTTTGTTGGGTCGCCTCCACCTACAACTTCTACATCAGTCCCGTCTACATCCATTCCTAAAGGATTTTCTGCTAATTCAATTAATACTGCTTTAGCAATATCATGTATTAGTTCTTCCTTTTCTAACTGTGCTTCTTCTTCTTTTGCAATTTCGTATGAAGCGTCATCTTCAGCTTCAATTCTTGCATCCATTTTTTGCAACACTTCTGATAGTGCAGCTAATCCTAGCTGTGTACCTTCCATGTGCTTTTCAATTCTATTTAGAATTTCGTCAGACATATTATGTCCTCCTTAATGTAAAGTTTGTTTATTTTACTAAATTAATATCGACCTCAAAAAGGTTGGTCTAAGCCACCCCCGACCTCTTTAGAAACATTTATAATTTATGTACACTTATATTATACTAAATTATATTGAAATATAAAAAAATTAAACCTACTCTACGATGTTAGTATCTACGTCACCGCTTTGTAAACGTAACATGTCATTTCTAAAATCGTACAGTGGTACTTGAAGTAATTTCTTAAGTTTTTCACATTGCTTACCTTCAGGCATAGATGCCTCTACTAAATCTAAAATCTTACCTACCATTCTAGAATGCCTTGCGATTAACCATTCTTGTTCTTCTGATACATTTTCTATGTCCACCATTTTTATTATCCTTTTCTATTGTATAAAAAATTTATATTCTTGTGATGCAGGTCTCATATTTGCCTCTATAATTAACTGAGGTAACATCATTTCAGCCAACTCATCTACAGTCTGTGAAACAAAACCATTAGCATTTGCAGGAGCTTTTGGAAATCTAAAGACTTGTTGACCTCTAGAAATCATGGTAGCGTCTTCTCCATGTCCATCTATTAAAGATGCATATGGGGCGGTGTATTCGATTTCCATCCCAGTAGGGGTTTTTTTAATTGACCCTGATGCTTTTAGTTCCCCTGTTACCTGCGGGACTCTTGCTTGGGATTCTTCAAATACTTTATTAGCGAATGTTTCTATCAGTTCGTTAATGAACGCTGTAAAAGCTTCTGCTTGTGCATTAGACATTGCCATATAATAAATCTCCTTGTACTTATTATACTATTTTAAACGTAATTAACTAAAAGTTTTAGACCAAACATCAGGTAATATGTCATTAAACTGACCTTTACGAGAGTCATATCTATTTAGATAAACAATTTCTTTACCAATCTCACCATATTTAGGGTGATAATATAGAACTATTTGTCTTGGTTTATTAATAGCTTGAACTCTTTGCATGGCATATTCATCTCCACCCTTCATGCAACCACAGATATGTACAGCTCCCGTTCCTATATCAACTTCGTCTACTCTATGAAAATGTCCAAGTAGTGCTGTTTCAAATTTATCAGGCACATTTTCTAAAGCATTGTCTTGTAGTTGCTGCATCTCATCCACTAATCCTTTTCTAAATGCCATAACATTTCGCATATTATTTACACCCCTACTGATTGCAGTACCACTTCCACCACCATTGATAAAGTCTCCGTGTGCTAATAGTATATCTCTGTTACATACTTTAATTGTAGTCATGAAAGACTTTGGAATATGGAACTCGATGTTTTTCTGCTCTTGGCAGAATACAGCAATCCATTGATACAACATATAATCCCAGTCCATGTACTTATCTTTCATAGGAGGCTTCCTAGTCATACGACCATGATTACCTACTACACATGCAACTCTTACTTTATCAAAGTGGGGGGCTATAAGCATAAGTGCTTGTGATATAAGGTTAGCTCCTCTAATCATTTGTCCCATGCAGTGGTCATTGTTAGTCCGTGCTAACTCTTCATGTATATCCCCACTAATCATATCACCTAACATTGGAACTATAAGCTCTCCAACATCTGCAGAATTACGTCTAAGCTCTGCTAATGTAATAATTTGATTTGCCCATCCATATAATCTTTTGTTAAATACATCAATATTATATTCATTTAAGCCTAACATCTGGTCAGATTCTACATTATCACCAATGTGAGTATCTGTAAGAGGGGCAATCATAGACTGTGTGCTATCCCCTTTTATTTTACCTGTGGGTTTTCTGCGTTTATACTTCTTTACTTCTTTGTATGAAGGGGTAAATTTTTTAATTGATTCTATAAGAAGGTTTTCTTTAGCGTCTTTTTTAATAGCTGCTTCTGCAACTTTCTTCCAATATCTAGATTCTGCCTTATAAGTTTCTATTTTCTTAGCCAGTTTAACATGTGCTTCAGGTGTAAAGTCTGTCTGCATATCTTCCATGTCTTCTGACTGTTGTTCATCGAGTAGCTCTACTTCTCTATCGTACCACTTCTGTAGTGTAGTTCTATGAACCGCTACACCCCATCTATCTTCTACCCATCTTGATAGAGCACTCCATGTTGCTCCTGCCATCTTTCTCTTTACTATCTCTTCTTTTGCCTCTTCTGGTATGACGAATGTTGTCATGTTATCTATCCTTTACTATTGTTAATCTTCTGGATTAGGGGTCCTCCTATTAGGCGGATTTCTATATCCTTGTGGGTCTGGTCTAGGAGTTCTCCTAGAACCATACGCTATTGTTCTTTTTCTGTTAGGTGGGTTTTCCACTCTACCTTCTTTTGATTTTTTATAAGTATTAAAAAAAGGCATATTATTTAATTCTATTTTAACACGTTTTTTCTTTCGTGTCCAATCAGTTTCCATAAATTCTAAAAATTCATCTAAAATACTCATCTGATTAGTCTTCATCATATTCTACATTTTCAAAAAAATCAATTGAATCATCTTGTAGCATCTCTTGTGCTTTATTAAGTTCAGATTCAATATAATCTCCGTTCTCTACTACTGTATCCTCTTTCTGAAGTTCTTTTCTTACATCATTTACTAACGTAATAATTGGTTTACTCATATTCTTTTTTAGATAATCATCTAATTTTTTAACCCCACTTTTACCTTTTTTATTATTACCACTATATGTTGGGGTAAATACAGCAGGGTCACTAGCAACAGCGACAGTTCCAGAAAATTCTTTTGCTAATTTATCAACTGAACTATCGTCTGTATCTCTAAACTTATCTAAGGCTTGGCTATGTCCTGACAATGCTCTTAAGTGTGATAAAGCTTTCTTATATTTCGCAACATCAATAGATTTAGATGTTTCTTCTAAATGATGTTTAGCAGCTGATTTGTGGTATCTAGGGTTAGAGTCTGCTTTAGGATGGTGTATAGCTTTTACTCCATTATCATAATAATAAACTGTTGAACCGTCTGGTCTTACTTCCCTATCTTTATAGTTATGGTCATCATATTGGTCAGGCTCTCCGGGTTTTTTAGGCAGAGCTGCTTTAGGTTTTGATTCATATTTAGCATCTTTTTTAGAGAAATCTTTAGCCATCGTCATCTTCCTCCTCTACGTTGACCGGTTCATTCTTTCTTGAAGACCCATCACCTCTTTCAGTTTGGTACTGGTCTCCATAATATTTTTTACCTTCCATACCTGAAAAGGAGGCTTTTGATATATTTGATACTCCATTTGCTTCTAGGTTACCTATGTAGTCAACTCCATTACTAATAAACCATAATTGACTACCATCTAAAGAAACTTCTTTAATTATAGGGTAATCATACCCTTGGTCAGCTAAACTATCAGTCCATGTAGATGTAGCTTTAGCTAAACCATACATCCTATCTTCAAATTTTTTTTCTCTAGTTTCTGCGTATTCTTCTATGTCCCGTTCTTCTAAAGGGGTTTTATCATTGTGGTCTGGGGTTCTGCCCGCAGTCCTTCCTTGAAATTTACCTTTACCTTTTGGAACTGCAGTATTCATATTAGCAAAAGGTTGTTGTAAAGGTTGACTTCTAACATCAGAGTTTAATACATTTTTTTCCAAACTCTTTTCAGTTTCTTCTCCTTCCCCTTGTGTTGCTTGACTTTCACCCTGCTCCATCTGAGCCGTAGCTTGAGCTTCTTGAATAGCTGCTTGTTGCTGTTGCTGGTCTAACTGGATAGCAGTCATCTCACCCTGCATTTGTGTGCTAGGTACAGGTTCACCACTTATTATAAAGTCTACTTCCATTAAGTCTACCTTATCATCCTTAAGTTCAACATCAAAGCCCATTTGAAGTAATTGATTAGCAATACCTGTTCTCTGTTGAGCATGTGATATTCTAGTAGCTTCTGCTTTTTCTTCAGGGTTTGGTAATACTAATTTGTAATCAGTCACACCAAAATTATCTAATATAGCAGTAAATACTTTTTCCATGATTTGTCTTTGGTCTCTTTCTACCACTCGACTCATCACAGTTAATTGTGTAGTCTGTTGAGATAATCCGCCAAAAGAATCAGGAGCACCTTGGAATACTGGTGATACACCATATATTGCAGATACTCTTTCTCTTATTTCAGCTCTCACAGGTAAGTAATCCATCTCCTGTAATGTGTGAAACATTCTAACCATATCTACCCTACCTCTATTAGTTCTAGAAGATACAGCAACCATTGGTATATAGTTAGGGTCTTGTCTTACTTTTGCGGCGATAGCTTCCCTTTCACGTTTTAAACTTTCAGGGTCATCTGTAGTTACCATAACCATAGATGCAGGCATCTTTCTTTCAAAGAAATACCTATATAAGTTTCTATCCATACCTATAAGTGTGAGAGCTTTTTCAAATATTGTTAATACAGGAGACCAACCATAAGTTTCTGTTGGATTAAATTTAGATAGATGCACCACTTCTGTATCTAAGAAGTAGTGAACCTCAGTCCTATATAAGTATCTATACATTGCAGGTTGTTTCTCTTGTTCACAACCTTCTTCTGAACATTCTTCTGGTGATTCAGATATGTGCTGTCTGTGTAAAGGACAGAAAAAGTGTGAGTTTTTAGGTAAACCTGTTTCATCTAAATCATATTCTATAAGAGCAGGGTTTATTCTTCTAATTTCTGTTACCCTTGAATTTAATTTACCATCACCTGCGTCATAATATTCCTTAGCAAAATACAAAAATGCATCATCTACAGTATTTAAATCCCAATGAAACTGTCTTAATACTTCTTCTAATCCTTGGTCAAAAAGATTACAATCATCCATAAAACTCTGTAGTCTTTTAATTTGAGACTTGTCAGGGTCAGTAACGATAGGTTCAATTTTAATGCCTCTTCTAAATACTTCACCTGTAATGTGCATTATAGGGGCTCGTAATTCTTCACAGGTGTATGCTATTGTTTGTAAATCTTGTACAAGTTGTTTACGATACGCTAATTGATTTCGTATATAAGAATTTACTATATAATCTACACCAAATGTAGGTCCACTACCTGTGTCCCCAGCTGATTTACTCAACATTAATTCGTTAAATATCTCCATCTGAGAGCCTAATTGCCCCATTTGTTTTGCCATTTCAGGAACTTCTGGAAGATAATCTCCTAATTTCATACTTATTCCTTAGTTATTTCAACACTATCTATAGCTACTATCTTTGCTATGGTGTCTATTGCATGTTGTTTCAACCCTGCCTTTTCTTCGTGAGTAACTTGAACTGCAGGGGTAGTATCAAGCTGTAGTTGTAATTTACTATTTTCTTCTTTTAAATCTGCTACTTGGTCAGCCAAAGCTTCATTTTCTATCATAGCAGCATTTTGTAATACTCCCAATCTAGTAGCTTCTCTGACTAAAGCTAAAAAGCCGCCCTCAGATAAAACAGTTACCGCCTCACTTGAGTCATCTATTTCATCTTCTGGGTTTAACTTTGTTAAATCCTCGTGCCAAGTATCAAGTATTCTCCAAGTACCCGCACCATCTTTTTGTGCGACATACTGTTCTTGTCTATCTCTTAACATATTACCTATCGGCATATCTTTTCTCCTACTATTATTATACTGTTTTTTTATAAATTTGTGAATTTTATGCTATATGACAAGCACTCCATCCACAAACTTTACATGTCTTACAACCAGATTCCATTACTATGTTAGGTTCTGCACAACATTCTGCATCTTCTATTTCTTGAAAGAAATTAAGTTGCTCTTCTATTTCAGGGACATTTGTCTCATCTGATTTGTGTGCCGTTACTAATACTTCTTTATCTCTGCTACCGGCTCTGTAAACTGTAATTCCTTTACATTTTGTCTTCCAAGCTAGCATATAAGTTGTGTACACATCTTCTATTGTAGCATCATTTGCGAAGTTTATGGTCTTAGATATCCCAGAGTCACAGTGTTCTTGGAAAGCTGCTTGCATTCCTACATGTGCTTCAGGAGATATTTCAGGTGCTGTTGTATAGATTTCTTTTATTTCATCTGGCACTTCTGTTCTATCTTTTAATGAACCGCCATCAGATAAGTATTCCATAAGGTCTTCTGAATAAAAACCCATTTCTCTAGCATCTTGTTCAAAGTATTTATTTACATAATAGAGTGTTTCCCCTTCTAATATGTTCATCTTTCTATATGCTAATGAGAACAACGGTTCTACTCCACTAGATGCATCAGCAAACATAGAGATAGTTCCTGTAGGGGCTACAGTTAATCGGCAAGCATTTCTATATTTTTCATCTTGCCCGTAATCACTGTTATCCCACGCAGGGAAAGTTCCTCTTTCTTCTGCTAATGCTATAGAAGATTGGTCTGCATGACTCTTTAAAAATCTCATTATATCAGAACCTATCTTTCTACCTTCTTTAGAGTTGTAAGGCACTCTTAATTGTGTAAGCATGTCAGCAAATCCCATAACTCCTAATCCTATTTTTCTTGTAGATTTAGTCATTTTTTCTATTTCTGGGGTTGCATATTTGTTTGCATCAATTACATTGTCTAAAAATCTTGTAGCTGTTTTTATTGTAGCTCTTAGTTCATCCCACTTTATGTAAGGTCGTACTTCTCTAGATTCTACAAAGTTGGCTAAATTAATTGACCCTAAGTTACATGACTCATTTCCTAACAATGGTTGTTCACCACATGGATTAGTTGCAATCATTTCTCCGTATTCTTCTGTAACATGATTATCTTTATTTACTTCGTCTAAGAAAATCATACCCGGTTCACCATTTCTCCATGCCCCATATACCATTTTATCAAATACTTCTTTAGCATTTAACTCACCAACTACTTGTTTACTCTTTGGATTAATCAGTGGGTAATTAAGATTAGCTTCTACAGCTTTCATAAAGTTAGAGTCTACACCTACTGATATGTTAAAGTTATGTATATCACCCTCTACTTTTTTACAGTCAATAAACTCTAATATATCTGGGTGGTATACTGACATTACTGCCATGTTCGCACCATCTCTTTTACCACCCTGTGTAATCATAGATGATACTCTAGATAGCGTTTGTAATACTTGTATTGGACCACACGCAATACCATGAGTGGTCTTAATCTTATCTCCTTTTGGTCGGAGTTTACTTAATGCAAATCCTGTCCCACCACCAAACTTTTGTACCATAGCTATGTCATGAGCAGCTTTCATAATATCTTCCATGCTATCTTCTAACGGTAATACAAAACATGCGGACAATGTGCCTTGTTCTGTTCCAGCGTTCATTAATGTCGGAGAGTTAGGTATAAAATTCAACTCTGTCATCATGTCATAGAACTCTTTTTCAGTAAGCTGTACATCAGCATCTGTTTTTCCATACAATTTTTCAGAAGAGGCTATCGCCTTAGCCACTCTTTTTAATAATGCATTTGCATTTTCTTCAGGTTTTCCTGATTCGTCTTTTAGATAGTATCTTTTTGACGCAACTGTTTCTGCTTGTTGTGTTAATGTAACCAATGTAGTCCTCCTATAATTGTCCTCTATAATTGCAGTGTAAACATAATTTTCTTTTTGGAATCCAAAATGCTGGATTGCATACATCCTCTGTACACAAGGGGTTGGGAGCACCTGATTCCGAAGAAGAATTACTGTTATTATTATACTCATTTTTTGGGAAATCCAATAATGATTTTTGGCTATCTTTCGGTTTACCAACTGGTGGTTCCAATTCATTTGCAAATTCTTGCATACTTCCAATAGTTTGCATTCTAAATATACCAGTTTCATACGCCGCTTGTAAAGCCATAGCGATAGAAAAAAATGCATCACCGTGTCCCATAGGAGTTTCTGGAGCTTTCAATTCATTGTTTACAGACAATATTTGTTGACGTTGCCTGTGGTCTTGAATCAAAAATAAGTTCCCAGAATGTACATACTCTTCAAAGATATGTGCCATATTATTCTTAGACTTTAGAGTAAATGCTAAAGGATACCATGTTCTATGTAATCCTCTATCTTCTAACTCACCTCTAGTATTATCTATATATCCTTTGCTAAGTCCGAAGTTCTCAGCTACTTCATTAAGATAAACTATCTGTTCAGAATAATCCCAACCATCTAACCACGACTGATGAATTTGTTCTAGCCTTTCACCCTTTCTTCTAAAGATAACTAAATGTGATGGGTGTCTTTTTTTACCCACATCAAATCCAGCAAAGATATCTTCATCTTCTGCAAATGTATGTTTAATTGTAGTCGGTAGCGACCTCAAATTAGCATCCTCACATTTTTCTATGTCTTCTGAATCAAAGTATGCCTCAGTGTTAAAGTGTGGCTGAAGTAAGAACTCTGAAGCAAATGATTTAGGTTTTGCTTTTTGTTGTTCTAACAACCATTCCTCACTATATAACTCAGGCATAAGCACTCTTCTACCCGGTTCAGGGTCTAGTGCTGGCATCTTTCTAGTAACAAATCTATCATCTTTTTCTAACACTGTCAACAAATCTCCGGGCATCATTGGAGTACCCACTATAACAACAGGAACACCTTGATTAGGTATGAATAAAGACTCTGTTAAAAAATGGTCTTCAATTTTTGACATTTGTCCTATCGCTAGTGGACTCTCTGGGTCTTTTAATATGTCATCAGCAATCAATGCTCCATTAACGTGCATACCTCTTTTGAAGGAGAACAACCCACCATGTAATATTTCTGCACTACCCCCGTTACCTGTGTCATATCTAAATGTGAAGTCTGCTTTAGGAGCTCTATTAGTCATCATCTCTTTTAAAAGAGGGTTCCTGTTCACTTCTTTATTTATTTCAGATATGTGGTACTTTGCCATAGTATCACTGTAAGATAAATATAATATATTTGCACTGCCTTGAATCTTTAAACTTCTCCAAATACTAAATGCATGCCCTAATATAGTAGATTTAAAATGTGCTCTTGGTAAAATTGCTAGATAGTTAAGACCGTCTTCAATACATTTCTCAACTTCTTCAGTTAATTTACCCACATGCCATGCTTGAAAGTATTCTGGGTGCTCAAATCCCTGAGACCATATATCCCTAGTAAACTCCCAAAAACTACCTATCTTATATTTATTACTTTTTTCTAGTTTTTCTGCAAGTAGTTCAAAGGCTTTATCATATGTTGTTAAATCGTCACTCATTATCTTTTGATGCCATCAATACTTTCAATTTAGCTGCTATTTTTTTAATTAACTCTTGGTCTTCTATTTCCTCTACTAGTATATTAACTACATCTTGTATAAACTGTACATTGATTAAACCCTCTGCAACTTGTCTTTCACCTTGTATACCTATGTCTAAAGCTTTTACCGCATCAAAAGCTCTTTCAAAAGTTAATAAATCTAGTTCTCCTGCAGCTTTTTTTCTAACAGCTTCATACATCTGCTGATGTTCGTCTTGCATTCTAGCAAGTTTTGTAGATTCATTTTCTTGTACTTTTTCCATAGCTTTAGCTTTTGTTTCAGCTCGCTTCTCTTTCCAATCATCAGTTCTAATCCAAGCATACACAGTTTGTTCATTTACAACTGTTCTATGCTCGGCAGAAATTTGCTCGGCTATTTCTCTAGCAGAGTAGTCATCTGTTAGATATAATTTAAATGCTCTGTCTTTTACGGCTTTCGGAAACTTTTTAGGCATTACATGTACGCTGCATTAGACCAGTTTGTATCTGCATTTCCTGATTCAATGCTGCCTCCGAATGGACTACCATCTGACTGTAGAAATTTACTAAAGTCAACATGTGTGTTGTGTTTATTGCCAGCAGCATTAAAGCACTCAGGTACTTTATGTTTTATACCACCAGATGTTTTTATTTCTTTATATTTTATTGCAATCTCAGCTTTATTGCATATACCTCTTATCATCGCGTCTTTTGGACCAAGAGGTTTATACTCTGGATTTTCTAATAAAGTTGCTATGGTTCGCTTTGCTCCTTCAGGTTGTTCGTTGTGCATACATTTATAGTAATCACACCACACAACCTTAGCATACTTTGCTTTAAACTCTTCAGCAGTCATGCCTTTAGGTAATTTATCTTCTACTTTATTATCTTTAGATTTAGGCTTATCGTAAAAGTGAACTGTGTGTTTTCCTTTTCCGATTCCTGCTTTTCTATATCCTTTTGGTGCTGCCATCTTATTCGCTCTCCTTATCTTGTCTTAATCCATACAGTGCAATACAAGCTGCATCTGCATGGTCTTGTTCATCAAAAGTTTCTTTATCCCATTTATTTGTTACATATTCCATTATTGTACTTTTTGCTTGACCTTTCTTAAATACTGTAGTATCTTTTAAAACTTTTTTCCATTGTTGAGGTTTTGTTATTAAACATTTTATATCATAATGATGTAAAAAATATCGTATTGAATACACTATAGCAGTAATAGTCCTAGTTGACAAGGGGTTTTGTATGTAAATTGTATCCTCTACACAGACTAACTTAGCGTCTTTAAAATTAGCTAACCCTTCATATAGTTGGTCTACTATATCTAAAAACCTTGCATCCGCTGTTTTTAGTTTAGACTCCCATTTGTATTTATCTATCAATTGTTCCTTGCCATCTAGCACTACGATATGCACAGCTTTAGACGAACAATCTATCCCTACATACTTTTCCATTTATTGTAAAGGGATATCTTCTTTTACGATTTGTCTATCAGTTAATTTATTGTACACTTTATCTTCTAGTGTATCTCTTTTGAATACAGCTATAGTAGCCCCCACACCGACTGCGAGTGCTCCCACCACTGGTAGTGTCTTTACTATATTCTTGACTACATCTTTGCTTGTCATTATGTCTCCTTTTGTTTATTCTGATTCTAATACTTTCATGCCTAGTGCTATAATACCACCTGTGCAACCTGTAGCTATCTCTGTGTAGCCAAAATATACACCTACTGCACTTAAAAGTCCCAGCACTATAATAGCAAGAAATATTTGAGGTCTTAGTTTTCCCATCATATTAATTTCCTCCTATTATTATTATACTCAAATTAATCATTTCCTTGAGTTCTTAACGCTACTATTCTTGAAACAGTTGCCCAACACTGAGTATATAATCTAAGTTGTGCATCTAACTTGTTTTTAATCGTAGTCACATCTATCAAATCTCTTTGGAGTTGTGCTATACCCTCATTAGATTTCATGATGATTCCCCTACATTCATCTTTAGTCGGCTTACGCCCCTCATAAGATGCTAGTAAATCAGCAAAAGCTATATTGTAGTTCTCCGTAACTTGGGCTTCTATAGCAGCTCTCTTTGTTTCAATGTCTGCTACACGTTGTTCTAATTGTCCTTTGAACCCGCCAAAAATTACTAAGTATTGTTCTAATTTTTTATTAGATACATGGATTATGTCTATGAAATTTAAATTTGCGTCTGCATCAGCATCCATTATAATATTAGGTATGCCGGTTTCTTTCATAACCTCTTCGGCTAATTCTAGTGCTCTTTTATAACTCCATTTTTTTTCCACTATCTTTCTCCTTTACATTTACAATACCACATGCCTGTGCACTTTGTAGGTGCTTCTGACATGCTCATTATACTTTTGCATCTATCAAGTATATCAGTCCAAACTTGTTTGTCAACATCTACTTTAAAAGCTTTTAATTTTTGGTCATTTTTATTTTCATACATGACCACACCATAATTTCTATCAGTTAAATTAAGATATATTTGTAACTGTATCATGTGTTCGTGTTTTGGGGCTTCTTTTAAATCTCTAAAGTCTTCATCTTTTATGGTCTTTAATTCTAGTAAGGCTTCTTTATGTTTATCATGTTTTACTATAAAGTCAATCCTACCTGATATTGGAGGGTCTTCATTCTTCACAGATACTTCATCATCTATATAAATATCAGCTTTCTTCAAATACTTTTTCATGCGGTCTTCAAAAGTCCCACCGTGGTCAAATATTCGTTTTATTCTACCATCTATTTCATCCCAATCTAATAGACCGTTGTAAGCCATATATAAATATCTATCACAAGGATTACCAAATAGTGATGGATAAAATTTACCTTTACTCGGTGGTCTATTCTTATATGAGATGGCATCATCAATAGATTTAAGTAACCACCTATCTTGATTCTTGGTTCTACCACTATACTTTTTAGCTTTAGGCTCGTTACTTATTGCATTGTTTATAGCTTCAATTCCTGCCATAATCTATCCTTTATATCTTTGTATGTCTTTTCTTCAAGATGCCAAACTTCTTCAAATCCCATCTCAATTAAATCAGCATCTCTCTTTGCATCACGTTTTGCTAAATGCCCAAAAGGACCATCTGCTTCTATTATAACATTCATTTCAGTTATAAGGAAGTCTACAGTGTAGTTTCCTATGGGCACTTGCCTAGCATAACGAAGTCCTGTTTCATCAAGAACTTTCGCTATCAGATTCTCCTGTGGTGTAAAACTTTTCGGTCTCACTCTTAAATACCTCGTAGTCATCAGGGTTAGCCTTGAACCAATCTACTACTTTATTGATACCTGCTACTTTACTAGGCATCTTTTCATAGGTATACCAAGCTCCTGTTTGTTTTATTAGACCATATTCTAGTCCTAATCTTACATAAGTTTCTACTATGTCTACTCCACCTTCAACACGGAATGGTACTACTACTTCTTCCCACTTCTCTCCACCAAACTTATCTTTCAATAGTTTTACTTTAATTTCAAACCCTACTCTATTGGTAGATGAAGCTGGTTCGTTTATCCATCCGCCTTTGGAAACCTGCATGCAACAGTGTGAAAAGAACTTCTGACCCTCTCCACCCGGCATAGTTTCCATAGCAGTGACTGGTCCCATTGCTCCCCTAGTCTGGTTGATAGCAACTAAAGAACTACCATATGTTAGGTCTGGGAGTAACCTAATTAACATTTGATTCCACGTTCTTGATTGCCATGCAATGGGACTATAGTCGATTCCTTTATCATTGTTAAATATATCTGCGGGTATTATACCTGCAGCACTATCTAACACGATTAAATCTACACCACTTCGTAGTCCTTTTTGTGCAACTGTGAAGGATTCTTCTGCAGTGGCGGGGTCAGCAACTAGTATTTTAGTTATATCTACGCCAACTTTTTCCATCCATGCTGGGTCCCAAGACTTTTCTAAGTCTATCCACATAGGCACTCCACCTTCTTCTTGCACAGACTTACACAACTGTGATGCTATATAAGACTTACCAGATGACCACCCACCAAATAAAAGAGTAAATCTTTTTCTTGGGATACCACCATTTGTAATCTTATCTAACTGTGGGATGTTAAAAGGTATTCTGCCATAAGCAAAACTTTCATCATCTCCACGCTTTGTAGCAAGTTTTTTATCATTTAATAAATCATTAAATATTGCTTCTGCATTTTCTTTCAAAGTAAATCATCTCCTTTTTCTATTCGTCTTTCCATATTTCTTTTTTGTATCGCTTCCGCCCAAGCCATACATACAGCACCACATTGAATAAGTTCATTATATAACTTAGGTGTATTTTTTTCGTATACTTCTCTAGCTACTTCCCCAAACTCTTCCGCTAGAATTACAGTCCAATGTTCATCTGAGTGGTGTATTTGTTCACCCCATGTATTTTCTTGTGACTCTCGTTCAGATAAAAACTGTTCAGTAATTATAGCTCTAACATGTTCAGCTTCCATCCTTCTTCTTTCCCTTCATTAGGATGTTCTTGATTTCTTCATCTACCTTATCATGTATTGCAGTATACGCTTTATCTATAGTCAATCCTGCTTCTGTTAGTTGTTCATCTATTGGTAACTCAGTATCAATGTCATGTATCTCCATGTCCATTCTTGCGTACTGATTTGTGTCTAATGGACCTACTCTAAATGTAAATCCTAATTTAACTCCTACTTTTGCCATCTAATAATCTCCTTCCGATAGCTGTTATTTTACTAAATATTTCACTAAAACGAATTAAGTAACCCTGTGCTGATTCGGTTGCAGTATTTTTATCTCCCATAGGTTGTAATACTCTATCTTCACCGTCTACAATCTCTTTGTAATATTCTGTTTTTATGCCAAAAAATGCTAATACTTCACCATACACTTTTAACACATGGACTTGATAGTCCGCTTCACTTGTGCTAAGTCCAGAAGGTTTCCCTTTTCTTTCATCATAAACTTCTACAGCCGCATTTCCAGTGGTTGCATTAAAGTCAAGTTCTGTTTTAATTTCTATTGTTATTTCACCATCGCCTATACCAGCTTCACATAATTTGCTAAACCAGTTTTCAGTATCTTTACCGATTCCTAAGTCGTGTGTAAAATTATCATTTTGTGTTATCATCAACAAGCTCCTTAGCTATCAACATATCTATATATTGCTTTGCTTTATAAAGGTCTTTGATACCATCTTTATATCTCCACCTTGTTATATATTTTATCACATTTCCCTCTGCAAAACCCATTTGATTGTCATGTATGTAATCAAAAGGTTCTATATCAAAGTGATAATGTACAGGGTTAGTAGCTTCCATTTGCTTTGCATATGATTCTGCAAAACTATATTTTTTATTAGCTGGGTAAGCCCTATTGTTAGAGTCTTGATTTGCTTGTGGTTGTGCCATTCTTTCCTCCACATTCCATTGTTTCATTTGTTTATATTCTCCCCAAGATAAATTTGGGTACTTTTCTTGATAATCTTCCCACTCTCCTTGTGTAAAATCATAAGGAGCTTTCGGGTTTTTCCATCCTGCTGTCATTATTCTAAATCCTCTGGTCTTGTTGATATAAATATTGGTGTTTGTTCTCCATACCATGCTCCCACAGTATTGTAGTCAAACCATTCTATAGCCATTTCTTCTGCCATTTCTTCATTTTCACAGTCAGGGTCATCCATAAAGTTTTTAGTTAATATTTCAACACACTTTCTTGCATCGTATATAGCGACTGGACCTCTGTATTGTTTATATCCTAGTCCCATAAAAGCATCTTCATATTCATCATATAACATGACTGATTCTTCACTTGGTTCTAAATATTCAGTTAATTTATCTTTTAATGATTTCTTTTTATCCTCTGCCATTTTCTCTACTTTTCCTTAACTTATCTTTTTTCTTCTGTTGTTTAGCAACACTTTTGGGTGTAAACTCTGACTTTTCTCTGTATGTTTTAATTATATCATTCTTTTCAACAGCTTTTTTAAACCTACGAATTAATTTTTCAAAAGGTTCATTTTTATTTGCTATTATTCTCATACTGTGTATTCCTTCTTAACTGCCCACGATGGTTTACATATTTCCATATCTACACCAAGTGGTATATTTAATGTATTTTCTTTCATTAGTTCTTTAATTTTAGGTGCTACTTCATCCATCTCATCTTTATGTATCTCACATATAACCTCATCATGCACCTGAAGTAACAAATTACTTTTCTTATCTTTTAGATAATCATGTATTTCTACTATTCTTTCACTCATAATATCAGCACTTGTCCCCTGAATCAAGTAATTTACACCTCTATATGCATAATCTTTTGGAACTTTGTATATTCTTCCATACTTATTCCTAACCCAGCCTTTAGTTTCTATTGTTTTAACTACAGAATTAAAAAACTCTTTTGACCCTTTCATATTCTCTAGATAAGTTTGCTTGTATCTAAACGCTTCACTAGGACTGGTATTTAATTGCATGGCTAGTTTATCTTTACCTATACCATATATAACTCCGAATGTAATGGACTTTGCTAACTGTCTATAAAACTTAAATTCAGGATTGTCCTCATCCATATTGAAAGCTATTTTAGCTGCTTCTCCATGAAAGTCTACATCATCTTGTTTCATCAATTCGTTCATCTCAGCATTATCTACATAATACATAAATACTCTAACTTCCATCTGTGAGTAATCATATGCCATAAGAGTGTAATCTTTACGAGGCACGAATAAATGTCGAATAGCAATCTGTGTTTTATCTTTGACATCAAAATTATCACCCCCTAAAAAACTCCATGTATCGACTACATCATCAGTAAGAGTTACAGTAGAGTCCCCACCTTTACTAGATATTAAAGCAGATATCCTACCCTTAACTTCATCACGTTGTTCTTCATCAAGTTCTCTATCTGCAATATATATAGTGTCTCTAGGTATATTCTGCAAATTAGGATTGCTAGATGATAACCTACCTGTAACAGTGCCCCAGTTTTTAAATCCTGTATGTAATACGGGCATCTCTAAATAAGGCTCTATGTAAGTAGAGTTAAATTTATTAAGCGTTCTGTATTGTCTTATCAACCCTGCAAGTGGATGATTAACTTGAACTAACACCGCCTCATTCCATGCTTCAGCTCCTGTGGTAGTCTGAACAGGGGAGTGTACATTCATTTTATTAAATATCTCACCTATCTGAGATGGGCTACTAATATTAAACTTAAAGTCTATTTTATCAAATCCTAATTCACTTTTAGCTAAATCGTATATACGCTGCTCTAACTTCTTTAATCTTGTAAGGATTCTTTTATTAGCAGCTTGTGCATATTTATTATCTATTGCAACCCCTCTGCTTTCCATATCATATAAAGCCTTACTTAATTTACATTGTAGTTTTAATAAGTCAGTCATACCTGCTTGTTTTATCTTAGCCAATCTATCAATATATAATCTTTTAGTGCAATTTACATCTTCTATACAGTATGGACCTAATGTATTAATAGGTGCTAACGAATAATTATCTTTCCATCTTACTCCATCAGTGCGGTTAGACTTTAAAATTTTATCTGTATTTAAATCATACTGACCTGCATTTTCTCCATAATCTTTGATAGTTATATCTAGTAGACTTAACTTGTTGACTGTAGTAGCCTCAGTCATTCTAACCATAACTAACACATCAATCATTTGCATATCAGATATATTCATACCCTGCTTTTCTAAAAACTTAGCATCAAACTTAATGTTGTATCCTATAACTATGTGACATGTATCATTTAGAAATTGTATCAATTGATTTACATATGGTGTTTCTAAATTTGTATCTCCCTCGTGTCTTACGGGGAAATAATATATAGGAGCGACATCTTGTGCGTTATGGTTTGTTACAGGGGTAAGTCCTATACCACATAATTTAATATCCGGGTTATAAACATCTAAACCATTAGTCTCTACGTCTATTATCCAAGTATTTACGTCACCATAGTTATCTTTGAGTGAACTAAGTGTATCTTTAAAATTATCTGTATTTACTATTAATGAGTCCATAATTATTCATCCTCCCTAAGATGAGTTTAACTTAGGGAGGAAATTGAGAGGAGGTTCCTAAAAAGGCATCTCTACTTCATCTGATGTTGAATCAGATGTAGACACTGCATCTTCAGGTACGATATTTGTATTTGAGTTAGTGCTTTGTGATGTTGGTACGAACTTTTTACCATACCTATCTGCAAAGTATTCATCAAGAGCTGTTAATTCAGTAGTCTCTTTGAGTCTATCCTCTGGTATCTCAATAGTCTTGTCTGAAGCAGCGGTTATGGTGTAAGTAGTATCAGTGCTTAAACCATTTCTTTTGATTCTAAGCACACCCTTGTCAAGCCCTTGCCAATCATTGTATATGTCAACAAGTTCATTCCAAAGATATCTACCTCTACCAAAACTTAATGTAATGATTCGGAAGTCGTTAATAGGTTCGATGAACATAGTTTTACCTGAAGGCATTACTTTTTCTTCCCAGTTCAAGTCTCCTGCCAAACCTGTTTGAGGTTTTTCTGGATGTATTACTTCTGATACATACGCCCATAAAGAAAACTTTCTAGAAGGTACGCTTCCTTCAGGAACTTCATCTGCTGGACCATCTTCTGTGTGTAGAACAGATTGCCATCTACCATCTTCACGGAATGTATG